CTGTACAAATGGTACAGTGACAGGTAAGTATGATGTAACTCGTAAGAGGCACAGCCGTAACTTTAATACAGATGGTTTTATAAATGCTTTTGAAGTTACTATGAATAATCATAAAGAAATTGTTGATGGTTATCAGAGACTAGCAGATAAGAAAGTAAAGCATGAACAAGTTGTGAACTTGTTTAATACTCTTACTAAAGTTAAAGATAGATTAAGGTCTGGTACACTTTCAGAGAAACTATCTAATCAGTACAATTCTGAGAGATATACTCGTGGTGATAATGCTTTTGCTGTAATGTCTGCTATGACACACTATGCCTCACACGGCACAGGTAGATTTAACTTGACTCGTACTGGAGATCAGGGTACACTTTACAAACGTCAAGAGAAAGTAACTAACTGGTTACGTTCTGATACTTGGAAAGAGTTTGTCGCTGAAGCTGCATAATGCAGTAAACTATGGAAGGTAAAGACTTATTAATTTAAGTTTTTACTTTCCACTTTTTTATGATATAATAGAGGTTTATGATGAAGATTCCTACATTTAAAAACAGAAAACAAATAGATAACTATCTCAGAGATAAGAACTCTGACCCAATAGTTTTGAGTGCTCTTGATGAATATATAAATTATCCTCTTTTTGGTTATTCATTAGATCCAATAGATTATGATAATTTAAATAGTTGGATAGAGTGCCAAGTAGATATGTTTTGGTCTGGATACGAGGAGTATGTTAATGACACTCTCAATGCGTGAAGCTGTAGAAGAAGCACTAGAAGTTCTTCAGATGTTATATCTAAATGGTGATATAAAAATAAAAGATAAAGATAATCTTGCTGAAGTTATACACACATTTAATTGTTACTTAAATGAGGGCTGTTAAATGTAATGACTAAATTTATAATTACTCAATATGAAAATAGAATTGTTAAACATCTAAGAGATTTTGATGTACTTATATCTGAGGAAGATGAAACTATATGTAGTTTTAATTCTTATGAAGAAGCCGCAGCATATTTATTAGATGAAGGAGTACCATTTGTTAATGGTAGATTTCTAAATAATGTAGCTATAGAGAGGTTACAATGAAAATTAATTATCAAGTAGTATTAGGATTACTTATTAGTACATTAATGATTGTTCTAATAACTAGTAAACCTAAAGCAGATGATTTATCTTGTCTTTCAGAAGCAATCTATTTTGAATCAAGATCAGAAAGTTTTATAGCACAGTTAGCGGTAGCTAATGTAGTTATAGAAAGAGTTAGAAGCCCTAGTTATCCTAATACAATATGTGAAGTTGTCCATCAAGGTAGATATATTAATGGTAGACCTGTAAGAAATAAATGCCACTTCTCTTATTGGTGTGATGGTAAACCAGAAAGAATACACAATACAAAAGCATATAAAAAAGCAATAGATGCAGCCACACTTGCCATGAGTGGTGTTTATGTAGAACCTACAATGGGTGCTACTCACTACCATGCAAATTATGTATCACCTAATTGGAGCATGAGTCCTAACTTTCAAATGCTTGGTATGATAGGCACACATATATTCTATGTTGACAGTACAGTATTAAAATGATAGAACATAAACATATTAAACAACTAAAAGATATAATAAAAAAAAGAGATGAAGAGATTAAAGATTTGCGTAAAAGATTATCTCAGTATGAAAAAGATAATAGAAATAAATGGGTTGAGTTAGATGACAAAGGTATACGATCTTGATTATTACAGATTACAGAAAGAAAAAAGATTAAGAAATGCCCTTGGTATTTCCTATGAAGATTGGAATATTATGAAAGCACATGGATACGATCCTACTTTAGAGGAAGACAGAGATAAATTCTATGAGGATTTAAAAGATGGTTAAAAACTTATGGGACAAAGAACGTAACGATATATTTCGTGATCTCGTTCGTCAGTATGAACAAGAGGGTTACACCTCTAAAGAAGCTAAAAAGTTAGCAAAAGAAGAAGTGAATGAAGTCATGTTAGACAAAGAAAATATATTAGAATATTTTTTAGATGATGATGTGTTTGAATAGATATGTGGAAACTAATAATAAATAATAAAATATTACCTGAATCTTTTTGTACAAAGAAGGATGCAGAATTAGAGATTATTAATAGAGAGGGACTACTTAGAGTATTAGGGGTAAAGTATGGATATAGGATTAAAAAAATATGATGATAAAGATAACTCTATTGTTGTTAGCCGAAAGCCTTGCTTTGAATGTGATTCAAGTGATGCTAATATAGAATATGCTGACGGTCATCATTATTGTTACAGTTGTGAAACTTACTTCCCATCAAATTATAAATCAGAGGGCAACATGATACAACAACAGAACTCGTATCAACTTAATAAAAATAAATCTTTTAACTTTTCAGCTATTGCTGATAGAAAAATTAGTGAGAAGACTTGTAGAGAGTATGGTGTTACCGTGTCTATGCAAGGTTCTATGATTACTGATCACCAATATAAATACTATGATAAAGACAATAACCATATAGCTACAAAGTTTAGACAGACACAGAGTAAAACTTTTTACTCTGAAGGTAACATGTCTGGTGCAGTTTTGTTTGGGCAGAATAAATTTAACCAAGGTGGTAAGTATATTACTGTGTGTGAGGGTGAGTTAGATGCTATGTCTGCTTACGAGTTACTAGGTTCTAAGTGGCCTGTCGTATCCATCAAGAATGGTGCGGCATCTGCACTGAAGAACTGTCAACAAGCTCTGGATTACTTAAATAAATTTGATCAGATTGTTTTATGCTTTGACAACGACAAGCAAGGTAGAGAAGCAGAACAAAAAGTAGCCAAGCTATTTGAGCCTAACAAGTGTAAGATCATGAGTCTTGATCTAAAAGATGCTAATGAGTATCTGAAAACAGGGCAACGTGAGAAGTTTGTAAATACATGGTGGAATGCCAGAACATACACACCAGTAGGTATAATTAATCTAGCTGACCTTGGTGCATCTCTTTATGATGAAAAGGTAAATGAGACTTGTCTCTATCCTTGGTCTAAGATGAATGAAAAGACATATGGTATGCGTACTGGTGAATTAATTACATTCACCTCTGGTGCAGGTATGGGTAAGTCGAGTATCATGCGTGAGCTTATGCATCACATTATGTCTAATACACAGGACAATATTGGTGTGTTAGCTCTTGAGGAGAACACTCGCAATACCGCATTTAATATTATGAGTGTTGAAGCTAATGCTAGACTGTACATCAAAGAGATACGTAATCAGTATACACAAGAGCAGTTAAGTAATTGGCAAAGTAAAACTATTGGATCTGGTAGGTTCTTTGCCTTTGATCATTTTGGTTCTATTGAGAACGATGAGATACTAGATCGTGTAAGGTACATGGCCAAGGCTCTTGAATGTAAGTGGGTATTCCTAGATCACTTATCTATTCTTGTATCAGGTCAGGAAGATAATGGAGATGAACGTAAGTCTATAGATATTCTTATGACTAAGCTAAGATCCCTTGTAGAAGAAACAGGCATAGCTTTACTGCTTGTCAGTCATCTACGTAGACCATCAGGTGATCGTGGTCATGAGGATGGGCGTGAGGTATCGCTCTCACATCTACGTGGCTCTGCTTCTATTGCTCACCTATCTGATGCAGTGATTGCACTAGAGCGTAACCAACAAGCAGACGATGATGTAGAAGCTAACACTACTACCATACGTATTCTAAAGAACAGATACACTGGTGACACTGGTGTAGCTTGCCACTTGCATTATGATAAAGACTCTGGTAGAATGTCACAGATTGATAACCCATTAATGGATAATGAAGATGACTAAACAATATCAAGGCATAAGGAAAAGATTCGATAGAAGTATGTATGAAGCTTCCGATAAAGCAGCAAAGGAAGCAGCTTTAAAATTTATTAAACCTATGAACTACCCACAAATTACAACTGAAGAAACAAAAGACTTTGATATAGTTTGTAGTGTAGATAATAAACCACATCACCTTTTTGAAGTAGAAGTTAAGTACAGTTGGAAAGGAGATTGGAACGAGAGTTGGGAAGATATACGTATACCTCATAGAAAAAATAGATTAGTTAAAAAATGGCAAGAGCTTTATCCAGATTCTTTATTTTCATTCCTAGTATTTAGAAATGATTGTAAGAAAGCTTGGTACATACAAGCAGAAATATTATTACATTGTGATGTTAAAGAAATATCCAATAGATACGTAAGAGAGGGCGAGAGTTTCTTTCATATACCAGTACAAGAGGCAACTCTCGTAGACATACCATGACTACAGCCGTAGTAGATATAGAGACAGATAGCTTAGATGCTAG